AAATTCTCAGTTGAAATTAATTTTTTTAAGGTAAGTATTATTTAATATAGCTCCAATTTTTCTGCGTAACTCATCATCTTTTTCATCTTTAGCTTTATGATAATCTCGAATTAAATCTTGATAAATCTCAGATTTTAATTCAGATTTATGTTGTTGAATAATAGACTCTATAGGTTCTATATCGTACATTTCTTCAACTTTAGAAATCCACTTGTAAACTGTTTTATCGCTTACGCAATAATCAGCAGCTAACTTACTGGCGATCTTAGTTTTCTTTACATTGGAACGTAACATCTCTGCTATTGCTTCAAATGCTTCATCTCTACTATCTGTTATATTCATTGTGCCATCTCCCAGAAAAGACGTTTAGCTCTTCTTGCTGCAATAATTTCAACTTCCCTAGTAGATAGGGAAGGAAATCTTTCTGAAACAGATTGAATCTGTTCATCGAATAGAGATTCTAGGATCTCAGTATTAATTGAATTACTCATAAATTTTTACCAAGATGATTGATAGTAGAAGTTATCGAAATTTTTACCTGTTTCTGCATTTTCTTCATACTCAAATAACTTATCAAGAGTATCTTTGGTACGTTTCAAGTCTTGATAGTACCAATCGTCATATTCTTCTGTCCCGAAGAAACAACCGTCATTATCAGTAGGTAATAATTCTATTGCTTTTGTTCTTTTTGCAACTGGAGTTTTGATTTCAAGAATGGTATTAATACGATCTAATAGCATTTTTAAATCTACTATAGATACATAATGACGTTGGCAGTTGTCATTACCTTCTTGGCAGTTATCAACAAAGAACTTATGTATAGCATTAGCTTTTCTCCAAGTGATAATCGGAAAAGTATAAGTTAGATGGTTGTATTGATGTTCTATTGGAGCGTCTTGTAACCCAACAGCGTCAAGAGCATCTTCCAATTCTGGAGATCTTTTAACTTGAACTTCTTTACCTTCTCTCATTTCAACATACTGCTCATCGGTAGGTTGTATATATGCTCTTGTACTGAAAGAGCCTTCTAGATACATATCTAAACCCATTACTTTTTACCTCCTTGTAAAGAAATGCCTGTAATAGCTGCTCTTAACCATTGGTACGCTTCACGTTTGGTAAGTCCAGAAGTTAAGTCTTTACAACCTCCTCCATCATTAACAGTTTGCATGATGGTTGTATAACCATATTGTCCGACTGTGTGAATGTTTCCTATGGTATGTTTACCATTTTCCCATGTTTCAGTTGGGTTGCTCGTTAGCTTATTGAGTATCTCAAGTTGATAATCAATGTCTTTTTGTGTAATGCGGTTCATAGTTTGGGTAAGTGAACTTAGTATTAATAATAGTATATATATGACGCTATCGTCAATACATTATGATATATTAATAATATTATATATGTCTTATCATGAGTCTAATTAAGTCTTATCTACTTTCAATTCAAGAAATGGGTTACGATCCATACAACCTAAAAAATTTATCCTCTGAAGAGTGGGATAAATTAATTACTAAAGCTTTAAAATCTGATAAAAAATTATATGAACTCCTAATCCTAACAAGGTGTAAATTTAGAAAAGAGGGTTAATTAAAACCCTTCTTTTTTGTTTTGTAATACCGAAACACCAATTCAAAAGAATGGAGCATTTCATGTTGAAAGACGCATAGCTGAGTTTCTATTCTCGCTTGCTCATCTAATATATCCTCATATCTCTGCATGAAATTAGCTTTGATTGCTGAAATCTCGCAAAGTTTTGATTGGATCGTAGCTAGCTCATCAAATAAATCTTTATCATTAGAAATGACCCGTTTAGATAAATTTGATAATTTAGCTAAATCTTCACCTGCCTGTATCATTTCAGGGTCAGTTGCTTTATATTTTTTCATAGCTTATCAATACAAGAGATGGGATTTTGTATGCTTATTTGATATTCAATAAAGCATAATGATTTTTTTGTAAAAGATTCAAGTTTTTGAATTAAATGCTTATGATTTTTAGCATGCCATGCACGGCCAGTATCAAAAATATCTAATTTAGAGTTTTTGAATTTTACTCTGTTAAGAAAATAAAGAGTCATAATAAATAATAAAAGAAAAGGTGAGATTAACTCTCACCAATAACAAGATCAGCCGCTTTGCTCGCATTGGCTAATGATTTAAATAAGATCTTTGGATCGGATTTAAGCATTGGACACCACGCTTGCAAATATGCCGCATGGTTCATTGTGTCTAGGTTAGAAATTTGTAACCTATTACAAACTAGATAAGCCCCAAGTTCAGCAACTAATTCTTCATTTGCATAAGTTAAGTCTTTTCGATTTAACCTAGACTTATGTTTTGTTGAGTGAATCGCTTCATGAGCAAATGTAGCCAAATAAGATTCGTCATTTTTAAAATTGTATCTTTTAGGAATTACAATTTCATCGCTTGACTCTCTGTAATAAGCTCTATCTCCACCTTTTACTAAAGCATTAATTTGCTTTTCCCATTGAAATAAACGATCATGAGCATCTTTTACTCTGTCATCCAATTCTCTAGGTTTAGCAGTTAGCACCGCATCATCAATTAGCTTTTCTAATTTCTTTGATGCTTCATCATCCAAACCTCGAACATCAGCAACATTGAATACTGGAACGCATTTATAGCTCATAAACTGACCCATTTTTATGTCCCCGTTTTCATCCTTTTCTTTAAGTTCAAAAGATCTTTGGATCGGTTGTAATATTCGAGCAGATTTTGAATTCTTCTTTGGTAGACAATTAATCGATTTGGCCTGACCTGCTCCTATAAATAGTGGTAAGTGCCAGCCTCTAATTGAACTCTGTAAACATAACAGAGCAGGGTTAGAGCCTTTATACTGATGCCCTGATAAGACATTTCTGAAACCGCCCTTAACTGTCCATTCTTTACGCCATAAATTAGTTTTCCCTGACTCCAAAGCCTCAATTAATTCATTAACAATTAATTCTTCAGGTTTTACATAATCTTTTTTGGCTTTTCGGCCATTCATTACAGTCATAATTTTTTACAGGATAAGTGAAAATTTTTTAAACTTTTTGTAAGAAAAAAAGGGGAATTATTCCCCTTTAATTTTTGAATTTTTGGCCTGTTTGCAACTTTTTTTAAAAGCGTTGTAAACGTCTTTTTTGGTTGCTTTTGTTAGGTCAAGTTCAATTGGTTCATCATTTGATGACGCACTCATAAATACAATAGATGGCATAATTTTTAAGGAATAAATGAAAAAGGAAAAAGGGGAAATTTATTCCCCATATGCTGACCGATGCCAAACTTTAAAAAGTTTTTGAGTTTCTAAAGGGCAATCTGTCCACGTTTTATTTCTGACAATCCAACCGAAGTCGAGGAGCATTGGAATTAGTTCCTTATCTTCGATGTAGTGAGAAATTAAATGACTCATTTTCTTAAGCTCCCAATAATTTATCTAAAACTGATTGATCAACGCTTTTTGCATTGAGTCCAGAAAGATATTGGGTAATGTGTTTCTGGGTCGTTCTACTCCAGTTCTTATTAGTCCTGATGCAATCTCCATTTTTTAAACGGGCTGCAACTGGTGTTTCATATGAAATAAAAATTTCATGTTTAGGAAATTGAAGGAGCGTTTTAGACGCTCCAAGTTTTTTAATTTTCATTTTGGATCTGTTGTAAAGTTGAATAATAATTATTTGTAAGTGTGTTCAAACTTTGGAAAATTCCAAAGCCTGAATAAATTACACAGCCAAATAAAAAGAAATAAGAAATTAATTTAATTCTCATTTTTGTTAAGTTCCTGTGTTTCTGGGTCGTAATTAATTTTCTTTTCTAGCTTTGGGAACAACTCGAAAGTTGATCCCCAATTACAGCCAGCGAAATAGATTTCAAATTCTTCTTCAGACATTTAGAAAAGCTCCAACTAATCTTCTTAAGAATGATCTCTTTTTAATTACTTTGAAACTTGCAGGGATAACAAGTTGTTGAGCTTCAGATTTTGCAGGTTTTAAAACTGTAAATTTTGGAAGTTCAACAGCCTTTACAACTTCGACTCTATGATAAAAATTAGTTCTGGAGTTAAGAGACTCAGCAACTTTTAACGCTGCTTTTTGGTCTCTTCTTTCTCCTACTAAATTCCATTTGGGAGCCATGCCGTTGTCATAATCTAGCCCGTTGTATTGGGTGATCTGATATGCATAAGTCATAATTTAAAAATTAACTTTTGGGTAAGTGAAAATAGATAAAAAGTAAATACCTTTTATCTGTTAGCTGTTGTAGTGCCTCTGAGTGCGGTTAAGGAAAGAAAGAAAGCTAATCCGAAGATTTAAGCTCCTGTGTTCTCTCTGGTTCAGCATGAGTGCAACAGCTAAGAGATAAAAGGAAATCAGGTTATGAAATAATTTTTAGATTCTCCCGTGGCCTCAGTTCCTACCAAGCCAAGAAACTTATTGGAGAGTTTCAGAGATCACAAATGGTAGGAGCGAACAAGTCGCAAATGACATCCCGATAGGGAGAAAATAAATTATTTGTTTTTCAAGTTTCGAGGTGGGATTTCTCCCTCTCTATGTATTAATTATAACAACACTACGGCAGCATAGTCAACTCAAATGTGACATATTAATAGATCAATTATGACATCATAATAGATCAAATGTTACATATCATATGATAGGGGGTAGTGTATCAAATGTTACTAACTATATAGCCAGTTCGGGTACCTTAAATACATATCCCAAATCTTTGTTACTAATAAGTATGTACTACTGTTGTTCTACTTTTATGGACAGTTGAGGTGCTTGAATATTGACTGTCTCTACAGACTCACCAATAACTTTACCTAAAGAATCTAATATTTGTGCTGCTGTTTGTAATTGACCTTTTGAAACAGCTTTATTAAATAATCTCACTCTCATCGCTTGAAGTCTTGGAAGCATATTATCTCTATCTTTTTCCCAATCTTCGTTATTCCATTTCTTAACTCTATTCCAATCGTTCCAAGCAGAAGTTTCTCCAATGCCTTCAATCTTTGCATGCTCCAAAACTAGCTGTCTGGTTGTCTTACCATCTAACTGTCTAGAATATAAACGCTGACTTCTAGCCTGGATATGCTCTTGAGTATTAGGAGCAAACTTAGCTCTTCTCTTCTGCTTTGCTTGTTGTTCTTTAAAATCTTCTGGAACGAAACCAGATAAAATAGATTCAGCCACGGACTCAATCAGATAGGTTAATAACTGAATGATAACCTAGAAATTGCAATTTAGGCTATAACTAGGGGGTATTAGTTGAAAAAATTTGTTATTTTTTAGTGTATGGAGTTAAAAACGAGCAATTATTCACAAATTAATTCAATTAAATCGCTTTATAACCTTTCAAATGAATTAACGAACACGCATATGGGGCCAAAAACCGAGCCAATAACACTAAGGCATGCACAGGGGCAGGTGTTTAATTCAGAAAAAAGATTTAGAGTCTTAGTAGCAGGGCGAAGGTTTGGGAAATCATATTTAGCTTGTATCGAGTTACTTCGTGGTGCGATTAATAGACCAGGGGAGGTTTATTTCTATTGTGCACCGACATATCGAATGGCAAAAGACATTGCATGGAAGGAATTAAAGAAATTAGTGCCGAAGGTGTGGGTCAAGGCTAAAAATGAGACTGATTTGAGATTAGATCTGATTAATGGATCAAGTATTGAGTTGAAGGGAACAGAAAATGCGATGGCATTGAGGGGTAGAAGTTTAGCAGGGGTTGTTTTGGATGAAGCTGCATTTATGGATAAAGACGTATGGGCAGAAGTTATAAGACCAGCTTTAGCGGATAAACAGGGATGGGCATTATTTATTAGTACACCAGATGGAACTGCTAGTTGGTTTTATGATATGTGGTGTTTTTGCGGAGAAACTGAGAGGGATGACTGGACTCGATGGAGTTTTACTACGATCCAGGGGGGTAATGTAAAGGCTGAAGAGGTAGAAGCAGCTAGAGGTCAATTAGATGCAAGAACATTTAGACAGGAATTTGAAGCTAGTTTTGAAAATCTTACTGGTTTAGTCGCTGTTAGTTTTAGCGATAACAATATTGATAAGGAAGTACAAGATCTACATATGTTGCCTTTGTTAATTGGACTAGACTTTAACGTAGATCCGATGGCAGGAGTTTGTGCGGTAAAACATAATGATTGTCTTTATGTCTTTGATGAGATTATGTTGACGGGTGGGGCAACAACTTGGGATTTTGCGGAGGAGGTTACGAGAAGATATGGAGTAGATCGAAGAGTAATTGCGTGTCCTGACCCTACGGGTAATGCAAGGAAGACAAGTGGGGTAGGTGTTACAGATCATACGATCTTAAGAAGAAATGGATTTACAGTAATGGCACCAAAATCTGCCTGGAAGATCAGAGATAAGATAACTGCTGTAAATACTGCTTTGTTAGATGCTGATGGAAACCAGCGAACATTTATCCATCCTCGATGTAAAGAATTGATAAAAGCGTTAAGAACTCTAACATACGCTCCAAATACAGGGATGCCTAATAAACACCTGGGGGTTGATCATGCGTTTGATGCTTTTGGTTATTTATGTTTGCAGCAATTTAATTTAGCAAAACCAGAGACATTGGGACAGACTTCGTTTAGAATTTACTAAGATACTTCTTTCTTATGGCTTATGGTTATGGTGGGTCAATGAAATCCACAACAAAAAAGAAAAAAAAGAAGAAAGGAGGTAAAAAACGTGGCGAATGTACCTGTAAATAAAGCTTTATATTCTAGAGTAAAGTCAGAAGCAAAACGTAAGTTTGCTGTTTATCCTTCTGCCTACGCTAATGCTTGGTTAGTCCGAGAGTATAAAAAGCGTGGTGGAACTTACCGAGTGGAGAAAAAACGTGCCACAAAAAAGAAAAAGTAGTACAAGTCCTAGAGCCAAAGGTGGTTTGACACGTTGGTTTAAGGAAAATTGGGTTGATGTAAAAACCGGAAAACCTTGTGGTCGTTCCAAAGGTGAAGATAGAGCTTATCCTGCTTGTAGGCCTAAAAAACGTGTATCAAGTAAGACACCTAAGACTGTAGGGGAGATGTCAAAAAGTGAGAAAGAGAGGTTTAAACGTGAAAAAACTGGCAGCAAGAAGATAACATACCAACATAGACGTAAAAAAACCACTAAAAAGAAAAAATGACTAAATCTGCTGCAATGAGTCGATGTCAGGGTTACATCGCAAGTGTCAAAAAAAGTAAGAAAAAGAAAACCAAGCCAAAAAAGAAAAAGAAATGAGTGTAAAATTTTAAGTAAAGCTGTAACATAGAGTTATCTAAGTAAAATGAAACTTACTTCTTCTCAAAAAAACAAACTTAAAGAGCATTCTGTTCATCATTCTCAAAAACACATGGAATTTATGAAAAGACGTATGAGAGCAGGAGATTCATTTACTCAAGCCCATAAAAAAGCACAGGCAAAGGTAGGAAAATAATGCCACGTAAAAAAGGAGTCAGTTTATCAGTTGGAAGAGGCGAAAAGTCTAAGAAAGGTGGACTAACTGCTAAAGGCCGAAAAAAATATAATGCTGCTACTGGGAGTAACTTAAAAGCACCTGTTACTAAAAAGAAAAATTTAACACCAAAAGAAAAATCAAGAAGGAAATCGTTTTGTGCGAGAATGAGTGGAATGCCTGGGCCTTTGAAAGATAAAAAAGGCAGACCTACAAGAAAAGCGTTAGCCTTAAAACGATGGAGGTGTTGACATGACTTATGCATTACCAGGCAACATTAAAACAAGTATTACTGCCAGTTCTTATTTAGGTGGTAGCGATAGTCCTTTTACTAGAACCAGAGCAGTTTTAGACATGATAAAGGGATGGGAAATAATGAAAGCTGTTAGTGAAGGAACAGAATATTTAAGAGAAAATAGTGAAGCCTTTTTACCATTAGAACCAAGAGAAGATTATGATGCTTACCTTGCAAGAGTAAATAGAGCAGTATTTAGTCCTTTTACTCAAAGATTAATAAGAGCAGCTACAGGCTTAGTTCTTAGAAAACCAATAACTTTAACAGGAGATCCATATTGGACTGAGATGTTTAAGATGGATGTTGATGGTTGTAAATCAGATTTAGATGAATATGCAAGAAGATTATTGATGTGTTCTCTTACTTATGGTCAAAGTCATATTCTTGTAGATTATCCTGCACCTTCTGGTGCGTTAAGTCTTGCTGAAGAAAGACAACAGAATCGTAGACCTTATTGGATTGAGATAAATCCTAATAATATTTATGGTTGGCGATTAGATAGAGAATCTAATTACGGAAATTTAATACAAGTAAGAATTGCAGAAAAAGCAGTATTAGCCGATGGTGAGTTTGGTGAGAAAATTTATGATCAGGTAAGAGTTATAGAACCAGGTCGTTATCGTTTGTTTAGAAAAAAAGAAACAGTTGAAGATTTATATGAAGATGATAATGGTGCATATGCTGGAAATATGTCTAGTCCTGCTGGAGCAAAAGATTATGAAATAGCAGAATCAGGTAGTTTTTCATTAGGTGAAGTACCATTAGTTACTGTTTATTCTGGAAAAGTTGAAAATTTAGTTAGCAAACCACCTTTATTAGATATTGCATATTTAAATCTTGCACATTTTCAAAGACAAGCTGATTTGATACATAGTTTGCACGTTGCATCTCAACCAATGTTAGTAATGGAAGGATATGATGATCAGACTAAAGATTTAGCTATTTCTGTTAATTATGCAATGGCAACTCAGCCAGGAAATAAAGTTTATTATGTAGAACCTGCAAGTAGTGCATTTGATGCTCAATCTGCTGAGATTAAAGAATTACAAATGCAAATGGCTACTTTAGGGATCAGTACATTATCACAACAGAAGTTTGTTGCTGAATCAGCAGATGCTAGAAGACTGGATAGAGTAGACACAAATTCCATGCTCGCAATGGTTTCAATGGAATTAGAACAGAAATTACAAAAAGCATTTAATTTATCTGCTGAGTATGTAGGAATAGAACCACCTGAAGTAAAAATTAGTAGAGATTTTGATATTGAAAGGTTAATTGGACAGGATATTACAGCATTAACATCATTATTTGATCAACAAGTCATTGATAGAGAAGAGTTTAGAGATATTTTGGTACAGGGAGAAGTGCTACCTACAGCGAATGAGGTCAAACCTGAATAATTTGTTAGAATAACAGTTAAGTACATATAAATTATGGGCAAACATCTAGATTATGTTCAGCAATCTGACGGAACATACAAGTGGGAGTTAGCAGAAATTCCTGCTGTTAAGTCCACTTCAGTAGAATCAAAAACAGAAACTAAAAAAGTTTCTAAAAAGAAAACCTCAAACATTTTATCCGACTAATTTATGGCAATCGAAGAAAAAGTAGTTCAGTCCGAGTCTGTGACTCCTTCTGATCAGTCCGTGACTGAAACTCCTTCACAAGAAACACAGCCACAAGCACCAAATCTTGATTCTGTAAAACAACAGTATGAAGAACAATTATCAGCACTTAAAAAACAAATAGCTGAAGGTGATGAAAAATTCAAAGGCATCAAAAGTAAATTAGATGATGTTTATAAACAGAAAGAAGAAAAACGTACCAAAGAATTAGAAGAGCAAGGACAATGGAAAACTCTTTGGGAAGAAGCTAATAAAACAGCACAGGATAAAGATCAACAGATTAATACGTTATCTCAACAGCTACAGGAAATGAAAACTTCTAATGAAGTAGCTTCTACAAAAACTACAGCATTAGCAGCCATCAGTAATCTTGGAGCGATAAATGCAGAGCAAACTCTGTCATTGTTACAAGGAAAGTTACAAAAAAACGCTAATGGAGAGGTGGTGGTTCTTGATGGTGGAGTTGAACAAAATTTAGGTACTTATCTCACAAGTCTCAAAAACCCTGGTAGTGGTTGGGAACATCACTTTAAACCAAGTAGTGCTGCTGGTATGGGTGCAAAACCTAGTCCTATATCAAATGTGTCAGGTGGAACAGATAATCCTTGGAAGAATGGTAATTTGACTCAACAGCTTATAATGGAGGGTGAGAACCCCGATCTGGCAGCAGTGCTGAAGAGAGAGGCTCAAACTTAAATCGTTAATTTCTGTGAAATTGACCCCCTTATCTGTGATTAGGGTATCGCA